CATGTATGGAAATTTCCGTTGTTTCCCTTAACGAAGAAACTAACATTGCCGATGTTGACATCCCACAGCGTAATGCTAATTGGGGATGGGACATGGCTTACGTAATGGAGGCATAAATTCAAACTTACGTTACTGTAATTTACAAAAAAGTGCCAAATACAGGCTATACAAAGTTAGTGGGCGTTTACTCTACTAAAGAGCTCGCTGATGAAGCAGGTATAAAAGCTGTTGAGAAAAAAGGTGATAGCTTTTGGTATACTGTAACCAACAAACGACTTGACCATTACGAGGATTCTCTTGTATGATGATAACCCCTGAATTTCTTCAAGCTCTTGCTGCTGAACCAGTGTAGTATATAATTATGTTTACAAATGACACACAACGTATCGGCTTCGCATGTAAGTACATGCACTCCGATCAATCGCTTAAGAAGAAAGAGCTTGAAGAAATTCAGCGTCCTTTCAATACCAAGTCTACAACTGTTGCGTGGCTTAATCGGCAGACTCGCGAAGTAGCTGAACAGCGTCTGTGGGACATTATGGTCCACAACATTCAATCCTATTACAACTTGATCGAGTATGTAGGTAAACGTGAGCCTGTGTATCGCATGGTACGCCTCGGCAGTGATTGCTTGCCTGTGTACACGCAAGATGATTGGCGCTACTACTGGCAGAAGCCCGACGTGGTTGCCTACTGTGAGCGTGAGTTTGCTAAGGTAGGCGAACTTGCTCGCAAGCTTGATGTACGCTTGTCTATGCATCCCGGTCAGTTTACCGTGCTTGCTAGTGACAATCCCGACATTGTTGATCGCAGCATTGACGAGTTTGAATATCACATCAACATGGCACGTTGGATGGGATATGGCACACAGTGGCAAGACTTCAAGTGTAACGTACACATCTCCGGTCGACAAGGTCCCGAAGGTATTATCAAAGCACTGTTTCGACTGTCGCCCGAAGCTCGTAACTGTATTACTATCGAGAACGACGAGAACTCTTGGGGCCTTGATGCTTCGCTAGAACTTGAGAAACATGTTGCGCTGGTTCTTGACATACATCATTTCTGGGTGCGTGAAGGTTACTATCTACAAGCAGACAGCGACGAGTTTAAACGTGTCGTTGACAGCTGGCGTGGTGTACGCCCTGCTATTCACTACTCGTACAGTCGCAATGAGCATTTGCCCGAGAGCTTTGCGCATGACACGTTGCCTGTAATGAGTACGCTGCTTGAAGCAGGACACAAGAAGCAGAAGCTTCGTGCGCACAGTGACTTCTATCCTAACCGTGCTGCTAATGAGTATGCGTTGTCGTTCCTCGAGCAAGCGGACATCATGTCAGAATCCAAATGTAAAAACTTAGCTGTTGAAGACTTGGTTAGTCTGATGTAGCTTCTGCTGCTGCTGCGTCTTCGGCTTCCATAGCTTCAAGTAAGCATGTTTCGAATATCCAAATTGCCATTAGGTAGGACGGCATTGGCTTTGATGATGGATTGTCCATCATCCAGTATGTTTGATACTTGTACGCATCTAGCTCTGCGGCGATTGAACAGTTGTAGCTAACATCGTTAATATACTGTAGGTAATGAACTAACTCGTGTACTACTACATCAATATGCTCGTTACTAGTCCAGTCGAAATCGTCGAGTAAAAAAATGGTACCTTCGCCTTCACTTCGAAATATGCCGTCAATTGATACTAAATCTTCTTGATTTTGTATCCAATTATCTAGCCCGTAAAAATAAGCGCCTAATTGATCTTGCGTGGCATAAACAACAGCAGGCAGTGGCTCGCCATTGTATTCAAACATCAGCGAGTCTTCAGCAAGCCATTCTATATGCTCGAGCATAATTCTTTCTTCGGTTTCTCTGTCTACTGCGCCTGCAACGCTGGCAACAAGTAATGACAAACTAGCAACAAAAATTTTAAACATACTGTATATATACAGAATAAATACAGTATCAAACGAAAAAGGATTCGAAATGAATAGCCAATTCCTACGACAGATGTACAGCACTACGTCTAGCTCTGTTAGTAAAAACCCCAACAGAGTTATGGGCGGGCTTCGTGCGCACGGTCTTAACAGTCATACAGTTATCGCAGAAGACGGTAGCGAGCAGTCTGTTCCGTCGCAGCGCTACGTAGAAACACTAGAACAAAAAGTTACAGAGCTTAACGCAACTGTTTCTAATTTAGAAAAGCAAATACAAAAATTAAACCGCACGGTTAACAATCAACAGAATCAAATAAATACAGTAACGAGGAATTTAACACAATGACCATCTTGTCTTTAACAGACAACGCAAAGAAAAAAATCGATGAACTAAGTTCGAGCAACACGGCTGTGAGTCTTAGTATTAAAGGTGGCGGTTGTGCTGGTTTTGAGTATAAATGGGATGTGATTGACAATAATCAGATCGAAGCAGGTAGTGAAGTTGTTGAGGCTAATACTGGGAAACTAGTAGTAGATCCTACAAGCATTATGTTTTTAGTAGGAACTGAAATAGACTACGAAACTGTTGCGTTCGGTCAGATGTTTAAAATTATTAACCCTAACGCAAAAGCAGCGTGCGGATGCGGCACTAGTGTAGATTTCGACTTAGAAGCAATGAATTAATCGGAGACAAACATGTCAAGACAAGTAGTAGACATCGGTATTGAAGGCAACGACGGTACTGGCGATAGCATTAGAGAAAGTTTTCGTAAGAGTAACGAAAACTTCCAAGAGCTTTACGCAGTATTTGGATTAGGTGGCCAGATTAGCATCACTAATATGAGTGATGTTCCTGATACTCTAGAAGCAAATAAGATTCTTATAGTTAACAGTGCAGGCACTGCTGTTACGCTTTCGGAGTTTGCTTCAGATAATGCGCTAGACAGTAATGACGCAAATACTGTTCAAATCGACACACTGAGTATACCAGGTAAGATTATCTTAACTACTACATTTGGTCAGTTAGAAGACGATGCTGTTGCTCCTACGCTAGGCAACCACCTTAACGCAAACGGCTTTGCTATAGGCGGAGTTGAAATAAGCGACGCTGCTGCTGATGCGCTTAACGCACTACCTGGTAACAGCACTACTTACACTGCCGACGACTTAGTTGCTCCTAGAAAGTATCTTGACCAACGTTATGCTCCGTACGAAGGTGCGCATAGAATTAGCACAACAGAACCAAGCGCTAGTGATCATGCATTAACTGTTACGCAATACCAAAACAATAATGCGTACATCGCAAGCCACGGTATTACTAGCCAGCAAAACGGCTTGCCGTTTGTGTTCGACGTTACGTTTACAGCGCCTACTAACCTAGTAGACGGTACTACATACTATATACGCTACGTTAACGATAACGAGCTTGCGTTATTTGCTGCAGAAGCAGACGCAAAGTCACTAAGCGCAACTGCGCTAAACAACAAGATTCTAATTGGTAACACCGCTGTTGCTAGTGAAGATTCTCACACACTTACTGATGCTGCTTATGACTCTAGCTTAGCCGGCAACTGGTTAAACAATCAAGTGCTGCCACGTGATGCGGTTGTAAGACGTCAAGGCGACACTATGACTGGTGCGCTATATCTAAATGATCACCCAGGCGAACTTGCTGGTTCTGGTACTCCTAACGGTACAGCAGACTTACAAGCTGCTAGCAAGTTCTACGTTGACAACAAAGCTACATCAAGTAGCAGTATAATCTACGTTAGTCCACTAGGCGATGACCTACAGACTAATACCCCTGCCGGCAAGGAAGGCTCTAGCTTGTCTTACGCATTTAAGACACTAGGCGCTGCTGCTGAACATGCTAGTGAGCTTGTAAGCAACGCACAAGAAACAACTGGTCCGTACGTACAAACACTAACGCACACTAACTTTACGGTTAACAGCACAGTAAGTTCTGCTAGCGTAGCAACTGCGCAGGCACCGAACACTGACGATAAAATCAAAGACAACAAAGAATACCTAGTTGAAGAACTTAAAGGCTTTGTTCAGTTTACATACCCTAGCTACTCGTTCGACGAAAGACAGTTTGACCGAGATTACGGTGACTTAATTGAAAGCTTCCGCTTCGACCTTAACCGTGGCACAAACGCAAACACCCTTACCAAGCGTTTTGCTCAAAAGTTCTATAGTGAAGTAAACAGCCGTGTTAACATCAAGCAGCACTTAACTGAAAACAATGCTGCTGTTGATAAGCTGTACGATATTATCAACGACAGTATTTTTGAAAACCGCGGTTTCCAAGAAAAGACAGTTTCTAGCATTACAAAGAAAAGTAGTAATGTTGCTGCTGTTGTAACCACTACTACTGCCCACGGGCTAGTCGACGGCAACATTGTTAAGTTTACCAACGTAGCAGGCATGACTGAAATCAACAATCAGTTTGCTTATGCGAAGTCAGTAACTTCGACAACATTTGAGCTTTACGCAGACAGCGCACTAACTACGCTGTTTGACAACAGCGCATACACTGACTTTACCAACGACGGTAATGCTAGATCTGCGCTGCGCTATCAGCAGTACTACCAGCAAGACACAACTGGCGCTAATGTAAACAGCACAGAAACAACTGTAGCAACGTCCTTACAAACACTAAAGGACCTTGTAAAGAACGTTTGGGAAAACGGCGCTGATGTAGCACAGGAAATTGTACACGGTGAAAAATACAAGATTGTACTTGTAAACAGCGGTGGACAACTTGACCAAACTGATTCCGATAATGTTGACGCTTTGCCAAGTAAACTATTACGTGGTAAGACAAGCGGCGCTATTGGACAAATTACAAGCTTTGAAAACGACGCAACACCGGGCTTTACTGACTTCTTCGTTAATATGCTATCTCCGCTAGACTTTATTGTAGGCGAGGAAGTTGAATACGGTTACAAGACTGTTACTAAGCAGGTAACCATACAAGTCGAAGGCGGCGTATTTGAAGAAGACTTCCCAATTAAGATTCCAGCAAACACCAGTGTAATTGGTAGCGAGTTCCGTAGAACTGTGATCAAGCCACATAACGGTGTTTCTCAAAGTTCGCACGCTAGCACATACTTCTACAGAGATAATGAGTTCGACGGGCTTACTGTTGCTACAGAAGGTGTCGCAGTTAACGATCAGCAAGGTAACGAAAAAGGTAAAGTAGGACGTCACTACTTATATCGTGCTGATAGAGCAAAGAATGTTGGCTCTGTAATTGCTAACACAGGTAGCTACACAACAGCAGCGAACATTCTACTAGAAAACAAAGAATACATTGTTGAAGAATCACTACGCTTCTTAGATACAAACTACAATAGCGTTACATATGATGCTGAATCTTACAGAACAGACTTTAGAGCACTTGTTGATGCGCTTGCTGATGATTTACGTGACGGCGGCGATGCGCACAGTCTTGTAGTTCAAGGTTCTTACCACGAAGTAGGTAACACTGATTACCTAAGCCGCTTTGGTGATAGTTCTACTGAAGTAGCAGTCGAAGCTACTATTGATAACGTGGCTGTATTAGCCAGCAACTTACTAAGTGCTACTGCTCCTGTTTACACAGACAGCAGCTACACAGCAGGCAACAGCGCAGTAACAAACATTGTATCACCGAACCTAAGCTTAGGCAGTGGAGAAAGTGGTACTGCTGCTATTGTAACAGCATTAACTGACAAGATTAACTTTGTATTCAGCATTGATTACAACCCACCACTACGCAACTGTGACATTGATGCGTTCTTGCTAAACGATGCGTCTACTGTAGAAAACATCACAGTACAAGGACACAAGTCGTTTGCTATGGTTCTTGATCCAACCGGACAAGTACTAACTAAAGCACCATACATTGCTAACAGCTCTAGCTTAACGCAAAGCACAAACACTAAACTATTTGCCGGCGGTGTATTTGCTGATGCTTACACAGGCAACATTCCAGTTAAGATCAGAGGTAACTCAGGTACATTCGACGACGGAGCACGTGGCACTGTTAGTCTTAACGCATTTACTCTTTGGGTCGAAAGCGAAGACGTAGATGTTATCGGCGATAGCACAGGCCTAAGCACGCAAGGTCTAAAGCTAAAAGAGCCCCAAGTTCCTGCGGTGTTTTACACAGGTGGTGTGCGTTATCAAGTTAACGCTATTAGTAATTACGATCAAGACCTTGGTCGCTGTATTGTTTATTTAGATGCTAGTGCTAACGGTGGAACAGGATACACAGGCTCTGTTGACGTTGACACTTACATTCAAAGCGGCGGTAGTCGTAGTGTTGAAATCAGTAACTTTGCTCAAAGCAACGATTTAGCATACGGTATTGCCGGTTCTAACGGCGCACAAATTACTGCTAATAGCATTGAAAGTACTTACACCCAAGCTGCGTTTTACGCTGCTGACGGTACTGACATTAAAGTTTCTAACTCTACAGTAAACTTTGGTAAGTTTGGTCTTGTAGCAGACGGTGCTGATCCAAACGAAATTCCAGATGATGTAGATCTAATTGGTAACTCTACACAAGCTGCCAAGGCTTACGTTGATGCTAGCTACACTGGTAACTTAAACGATGGCGCTATTGCTGTATATGACTGCGCTGTAGCACCAATGAAGGATAGTATTATAACTATTGATCACGGTACAGCAGGTACACTTAACTATCGTGTTACAAGTGTAACTGATATTACTGCGGCAAGTCCTACGCCAGCGCCGTCGCCAACTGTACTAAACGCTAATGTTTACCAACTACAGTTTGTTGCTGAGAATTCATCCACTACTGACTTCTATAGTACACTACAAGAAGCTGTTACTGATGATACTATTGTTGAAATTAGAAGCGGCAAGCAATTCCTTTACGACAACGTAGCAGCAGCAGGCTCACTTAACCCAAGACCAAACACAACTGTAACTTACGACGAGTCCGCAGACGTTGGTTATAAAGCAACTGCATTTGCTACTACTGACAACTACGGAAGCGCTCTAGCTGCTAACCGTGTACGAGCAACGTTTGATACTGACTACAAGTACATCGAACTTACTCCTAACACTACGCATAACGGTGGCGGATTCGGTAGCACTGCTAATGATACAAAACTAGCAATCGAAGTACTAACCGGCGGCGCTGCTCCGTTCTTAGACAGCACAAGAATCGTTGGCAAGGTATTTGCGCACGCAGGTAAGAGTCATTACATCACAACTTACAAGAATGTAACTACGCTAGAAATGGCAAGTGCTGTTTCGTTTACTGCTGGTGATACTGTAACACAAGATGTTACGGGTGCTACTGGTACAGCACTAAAGACTGTATCAAGCGGTACAACTGTACACGTCTATGACGTGACTGGCACGTTTAACACAACTAACACTATTTCCAGTGTTGTTCCGACTACAGTTAGTGTAAACAACTTTGCTTATATTGAATTCAACATAAGCGACGCAAGTGTAAGTGGATCTAACATTAACCCATCACCGCAGGCTGCTGGTTTAAACACTGCGATTACAACTACAAGAAAACTGTTCGCAGGTGTTCCAACTGGTGCTGACGCAAGCGTAGTTGAAAACACAGCAATTATCCGTTCTACAAATACAGTATTTAAGAATGTAGGCGCAGGTTCGTTTAACGAAACCAACTATCCAAACGATATTCTTGGCGATCCTGAGAATACACAAGATCCTACAACATTTACTGATTCCCCAGCTGCTTCTACTGCTGAAGTTTGGGAGCGTGGTCAAGGTAGAGTGTTCTGGACAAGTACTGACCAGTTTGGTGTATTCCGTGTAGGTCAATTCTTTAACGTAGACCAAGCAACTGGTGACACTACTATTGAAGGTGGTGTTGGTATTTCCAATGCGGTGAGCCTTGGATTTTCCGCTGGTACAACAGTTAACGAATTCTCAACTGATACAAGTATGACCGGTGTTTCCGATAGTGCTGTACCGACCGAGAAAGCTGTTAAGACATACATTGACCGACGTTTACACCTAGACGAATCCGGATCGGTGATTGCCGGCGGCGATAAGATCGGTCCAGGTTACCTCGACCTTGAAGGTAACGCTACGATGGCTGGCGACCTTAACATGGGTAGCAGTTTCCGTATTACTAACCTTACTACAAACAGCGGCGTAACTACCGACGCTGCTAACGTAGCATACGTTAACTCTAAAGTAGCTGAGTTTGATAGCATTAGCGAACTAGCTGATACTAGTATTAGTTCAGCTGCTACAAGCGACTTCCTGGTGTACAACGGCAGTGCTTGGGAAGATGCTGCTGTTACAGGCGACGTAACACTTACACGCACAGGCGCTAACGCTGTTACAAGTGCTATTACAGCAGGCGCTATTGTTAACAACGACGTAAACGCTAGTGCTGCTATTGCGCAAAGCAAACTTGCTCTTGATGATGCTACTACAAGCGCTAAAGGTATTGCTAGTTTTGCTAGCGCACACTTTACAGTAACGTCAGGTGCTGTTGATATTGCTGCTAACAGCATAGCTAAGGCAGACATTGAACAAATTGCTACAAGCACTGTACTTGGCAGAACGACTGCTGGTACAGGTAATGTAGAAGAGATTGCCATTAGCAGTCTAATTAGCGCAGGCGGTGCTGTTGTAGATGCAGACTTTACAGCAGACAACACTGGTTCAAAGGTACTAACACAAGTTGCGTCTGGGTCATACGGTTTAACTAACTTGTCAGCTACAACGTCTAACAACTCTGTAGTTAAGCGTTCAGCAACTGGTGAAGTAGATGCTACTGCTTATCAAATTGATGGCAGCCAGATACTTGATGTAGACGGCACTGATACTGTACTTAAAACTACAGCAGGCGGCGTGCTGCTAAGAGGCGAAGGTGCTAGCAGCCCTGTACTAGAAACAGGCGGCGCAGTTCAAGTAGGCGACATTGCCAATGTAGCTAACAGCACATTCCAAAATGCTAGTAGTTATAGCGCAAACACAAGTAAGCTAGCGTCTACTTGGATTTACACAAACTTCTTAGAAGCTGCTACTGAAAAAGATGCTACTAGTACTGGTATTGGCTTAGGAGCAGGTGGCGGATTTGCTGAGTCTGCTGCTGACGCTATTGTTGCTGTATCTAATGGCAATGTTAAAGTTGTAATCAACGATAGCGGGCTAGAAGTTGCTGCTGGTTCTTACGTAAAAACTAATACAATTACAACAGGCGCAAGCGGCACTGCTGGTACTATTACTGGTAACTGGAGCTTAACTGTTGGATCTAGATTTGAAGCTACTTATGCTGATATCGCAGAATACTACGAAGCTGATCATACATACGAAGCAGGCACGGTACTTGTATTCGGCGGCGAGAAAGAAGTTACCGGTTGTACTGAACATCGGTCTACAAAAGTTGCCGGCGTAGTTTCTAACAATGCTGCGTTTACTATGAATCAAGACTGCCCAGGCATTGCTGCTTGTATTGCTCTTGTAGGACGTGTTCCAGTAAACGTAATTGGTCAAGTAAGCAAAGGGGATATGTTAGTTGCTAGTGCTGTTCCTGGTTATGCTATAGTTGATAACGACCCTAAAGTTGGAAGTGTGATCGGCAAAGCAATTGAAGATAAGATCGATAACGACAAAGGTGTAGTTGAAACACTAGTCGGCAAGTAATAAATATATAAAAGAGAGCGTAACATGGCTAACAGATATCCACTAATAGTTGACTCAACTGATTCAAATAAGATTAAGGAACTCCCCTCAGGAGACAACCTTAATCTTACAGGAAGCAGTGTAAGCAGCGTACTAAACATAACAGCTACCGGTGTAGTAACAGCGCCTAGTGTTGTTGTTGACTCCGCTACTGTCGGCGGCGCAACTATTAAGAACGTGGCAACTACTGCTAACTACACAGATCTTAATAACCGCCCTACTGCGCTAAGTGACTTTACAAACGATATTAACGCAGTTTCATCAGGTGCTAACGTAAGCATACTAACAAACGACGCAGGTTATTTAACAACAGTATCATTTGCTAACTTAACAAGCAAGCCTACTACACTTGCTGGATACGGTATTACTGATGCGCTAACAACTGGGTCTAATAACAGTTTGCTTGTTAACGACGCAGGGTATATAACAGCGAGTGATCTACAAAACGGAGTCATAACTGTTGATGTAAACAATACCGGTGACTTAGTTGGCTCTGTATTTGCCGACGATAGCACTGTAATGATTGACAGCATACTAGCCGCTGTAAATCTCGACGGTACTGTACGTGGCAATGTTATTCCAAACAACAACGGTGTACATAATATTGGGTCTGATTCTAATAAGTTTAACATAATAACAGCTACTACAGTTACAGGCAAAATAGAAGCTACTACTGGCTCGGCTCCTACAGCAAACGCAGACCCAGGTAATACTGGTGAAATAAGATACGACGACAGTTTTATATACATTAAAACAGCAAGCGGCTGGAAAAAAGCAGCACTAAGCGCAATAGTTTAACGGAGAGATAAATGACAGTACAATCAATTAACATAGGCACAATCGCAAACGACGGTACTGGCGATAACTTACGTGTTGCGTTTGAAAAAGTAAATCAAAACTTTCTTGATCTTGATGATCGTTTCTCGTTTACTAATAGTGTTGAAAACTTGGGCAGCGGCTCGGGTGTGTTTTACAGCAAAGAAAATAATATATTGTATTTCAAATCTTTAGTAGCAGGCTCTAATATAGCGCTAAGCACTACTGATAACGAAATAACAATTAACAGTAATGAAAGCTTTACTATTCAAGCTGACAGCGATAGTGTTAATATTGCCGGCACTAGTAAGTCTTTCGGCATAAAAGGCGTTGGCAATGTTAATGCTGGCATTTCAAGCAACGATATTCAAATATCGCTAGATCCAACTGGCCTTGTTGCTCTTGATACTGCTCCTGCGCTAGGTGGCAACTTAGACGCTGGTAACTTTAGTATTACAAATGTCACTGGCATAACTGCTTCTACATTTACTGGTAACTTAGTTGGTACTGTAAACGGTATTGGTATTACAAGCTCGTTTGAAGATTTAAATCTTGGCGGGATTGTTTATCAAGTTACTACTAGCCAAGAATATGTAATAGCAACATTGGATCTAGACTACGGTACATTTACTGCTCCCGGAGCTTTAAACAGCGACTTTGGAAGCATCGTATCCTAATAAATACAATAGGAGTATATGATGCAAGCTGAACAAATCTGGACTAAGAAATCAGGCAATACAATTGCTACTGTGAACGAAAACGATATTGTTTCGATTGACCTTCCGTTAATAGACAGTGTTGACTCTACAGCAATTCAAGTTGAAGTCATTAGTGGGAAGCTACCGTCTGGTCTTAGAATAGATGGTAATCAAATTACAGGGACGCCAGTTGAAGTACCGATAGAGACTAAAGTTAGGTTTGTACTAAGAGCTACATACAACAGTCATACATTTGATCGTACATTTAACATTGTTGTTGTGGGATCCGACTTGCCTGTATGGAAAACTCCAGAAGATTTATTACCTGCTGGTCCTAACGATCAATACTTTGTGTTAGACAACTCGTACGTTGATTTTCAACTGGTTGTCGAAGACGAAGATATTCGGGCAGGGCAAGTTCTGCGTTACAGTTTAAAAAGTGGACAAATACCTCCGGGCTTAGTGCTAACACACGATGGTAAAATTCAAGGTGTAGTTGACCCTATACTAGCAATTGAAAAAAGTATCAAAGGCGGCTACGACGCTGCGCCTTACGATTACGGCGCAGGAACGGGCTATGACTGGTATAGTGCCATTGCTAATTCAACAAATGGGTACGACAGTTACTACTATGATCTAGTAAAGTATGATATTTCTGTAAATACCCGTACACCTAAAAAGCTAAACAGATACTACCAATTTACAGTTGACGTAACTGACGGCGAAAACGTAGTACCGAGAACATTTAGAATTTTTGTAGTCGGCGATGATTTCTTCACTGCTGACATTACAACAATGCAGGCTGGCACAGGTACATTTACTGCTGATGCTTCTAAACTGCGCAGGCCAATTTGGCTTACTCCGGGCGACTTTGGTTACCGTAGAGCAAACAACTATATCTCACTTCCGTTACAGGTAATCAATAACAGTACACTAGGTGGGCTTGTTTGGTATCGTATGGAAGAAATCAACGACGACGGTACTGACAGTGTGCTGCCGCCGGGCCTAGGACTTGACTTCCGTAACGGCTACATTGTAGGACGCACACCTTACCAAAAAGGTATTACTGAAACTTATAAGTTTACAGTATCGGCCATACGTGTAAGCTTTGACTCCGAGCGTGTAGAGCTACAACAGAAAACAGAAGAAGCAGCAGCACTAAACAGCGCTACACTAAAAATTAGCAAAACTGAAAAAGTCACTGCTACTGATCTTATAGGCAGAACATTTACAGTTGAAGGTAACACTTACAAAATTCTGTTAGCCGACCTAAGCCATGCAGACTATGATCTGATCACGCTTACTTACGGTACACGCACAGTTATGCCAAAGGGCACTGCTATTAACCTAGGCATTTTTGATCTAACAGAAGCAGAAGAAGCCAAGAGTACAAAAACGTTCACGGTTAACTTGTTAGGCGAAGTAAACAGTGAAATTTCTTGGTTAACTGCTAGCGACCTTGGCAGTGTAAGCGCGAACTACACAAGCACAAAGCGAATACAAGCATCCACTAGTGTTCCTAATGCTACGCTAGTATATCGTGTACAGTCAGGTGACTTGCCCCCAGGCATGCGTCTTGACTTTAGCGGCGAGCTCATTGGTACAGTAAAAAGCTTCGGCAACACAAGCGAACAAGGACTTACTGTTTTTGATAACGGTACTACCAAGTTTGATGCTAATACTACACGCATGGATCGAAAGTTTGAGTTTACTGTAGAAGTTAAAGATCACTTTGGTTATAGCATAACTACACGTAAGTTTACACTAGTTGTAGATGACCCAAACAGTAAAGAATTTAGTAACCTACATCTAAAGCCAATGCTTACAAGAAAACAGCGTGACGCATTTAGAGATATCATCGGTGACCCTCAAATATTCTTGCCAGAGCAACTGTACAGACAGAATGATACTAACTTTGGTATACAATACGATCCTACAGTTCTGTTGTACGCTGGTATTGAAACTAAGAACATGCGTTACTATGTAGCAGCAGCAAATTTGTACGGTAAGCGCAAAACATACAGCATAGGCAGGTTAAAAACCGCAGTAGCGAAAGAACCCGGCACTCAAAACATTATCTACGAAGTTGTATACTTAGATTTGGTTGACCCAAACGAAACACTAATCAATCGCAAAACACGCAAGTCTTACACGCATCAAGATCACACTCCGTTGTTAGTCAACAGTAGTCACTATGACGTTACTGACGAAACATACGATAGCGACCCTTATGAGCTAGTAGTTACTACTAGAGAACAAGGCGATGTTGTTGTTGACTTTACTAGCAGTTTAGACATAGAAACTAGAGACAACGGCACACTACAATACTTGTTAGCACATCAACTATTTGTGTACAGTCGACTAGGCAACATACTAGAGACTAGTTTACAAACAGTTGGGTCTAGTACAAACTACGAATTGCGCCCAAGCAATCCAAACGTAGTTACTGTAGACATAGACTTGTATACAGCTGATGGCATTTACAAAAACAAAAAAACAATATCTAGTATTACTAACTTAAGAGAAGAAATACTCAAAATAGGCGAGACTGAAAAAGACTTTTTGCCTTTATGGATGCAGACTCCGCAAACTACTATTGCTGAAATAGGCTACGTGCCGGCTCTAGTACTTTGTTACTGTAAGCCAGGCGGAAGCGCACTAATCAAAGAAAAAATAGAAGACCAAAAAATAGACTTTAAACAGTTTGAACTAGATATTGATCGAGTAGTAATTGACAACGCAGAGTCGAACGCAGATGATCAATATCTAGTGTTCCAAAATAAAGAGTATGTGGTTTAACAAGATAAATATTACGGAGACAAAAAATGGCCAGTAACATTACCGCAGATAACATTGATGCTAACTTTCCTGTCGCAGGACAAGATAATAACAGCCAAGGTTTTAGAGATAACTTCAACCTTACAAAAAATAGCTTAGTCGCAGCTAAGAGTGAAATCGAAGACTTGCAGACTAACACCGCTAAGACCAACGGCGATAACAACTTCGCTGGTAATAAGCTTACTAACTTTCAGCAAGAAAACTTCACTGAAACAGTTTATAGCTACGGTGCTATATCCAATGACCTTGACATTGACTGGGAGTTTGCTCCGTATCAATTGCTACAGGCAGGCGCAGATATTACACTTACCCTTATTGATTGGCCTAACTCACCAAAGCACGGTAAGCTAAAGCTACAGATTACCGGTGACGGTACTGAAAGAACTATTAGCTGGATAGCAGGCAACGGCGGCACTATCAAGAAAGATTCTAGTTGGCCAGCATCCTTTACTGTAACCAGCATTAACGATCCTGTGTTTGTTGAGCTTTGGACTACTAACGGTGGTGTAACTGTGTTCGCAAGATACCTAGGACAGTACACAAGCTAATGAATCCTTTTGTAGACGGCGCTTCGGAACTTAGCGAAGCTCAACTTATAGACAAAATCGAGGATCTATCTCGAAAGTACTTCATGACGTCGAATCCTCAAGTGCGTGAGCAAATGGCTTCAATACTTGACATGTATAAACTTGAGTTCGAAGAAAGAAAAGTTCGATCTCAACAAAGACAAGATGACGACAATAAAGATCTTGACAACTTAATCAACATCAACTAAACTAATACTATGCTTATAAAAACTGACGACCTCGGTGTGCCTCGTTTTACGAATAACGATCTAATAGACATGATTTATCAGGGCAATGCTGATAAATGTCATGTAGTTCTCTGCGATCCAAGTGATGAAATAGACAAGTTCAATGCTGCTATGGATGAACAAGGACTGAGTAAACTACAGAAGTATATTTCGTTAGACGTAGATCAAAAGACCTTTGACACAGTATGTCAATCAGAATGGCTAATGCCTCAGGAATACAAAGATATTAATGTACACAATTACGTACTGAGTAAAGCTAAAACGCCGTGTTCGCAGGATGTTCAAGATCGTATATGGGAAGAACTAGCAGAATTTGAAGAACACGGAATGCTGGATCTATTACGCTATATGATTTATCTTGTAGACTTTATGCGAGAGAATAATATTGTATGGGGTGTTGGTAGAGGTAGCTCAGTAGCAAGCTATGTGTTATACTTGCTAGATGTACATCGCATAGACAGTTTTAAGTATAATTTAGACTACAAAGAGTTCTTAAGATAAGTAACATACAAAGGAGAATACCATGGTAGAAAAATCAAAAGGTAGACCACAACACAGAACTATGCGTGGCACAGTCATTGATATGGACATGCTACGTAAAAAGAATGAACTTACTCCGGCAGTAGGGCTAGGTATGAAAGTAAACGCACGGGGAGATGAAATCGGTCCCGGCGGCAAGAATATTCGTACCCGTGACGAAGTATTAGCTGATTATTACAAAAACAATGATGCAGTAGTAGTAGCCGACCCAGGCAAAGCAAAACCAGACGAGGAATAAATGAAAACATTTACATCTAAAGTAAAAGCAATCGGTGACAAGGTTCTTGTTTCGGATATGGATTTTGGTGAACAGAAAACCAAAGGTGGCTTAATTTTAGGCAGCGACGACGGCAAGAGCCGCGGCGTACACGCACGCTGGGGTCGTGTATTTGACAAAGGCCCACGCAACACAGACGACTATAAAGTTGGTGATTGGATTCTAATCGAACACGGGCGGTGGACTCGTGGTGTAGAGTTTGATACCGAAGGCTTTACAGGTACTATTCGTATGGTAGAAAATACTGCTGTACTTGGATACAGTGAGACAAAGCCTGACGATGTATTGTTTGGTACTGAATACAACGACGGCGAGCACATGACCGTTGACCCAAGCGATTTTGTTTAATGAGCGGTCAGCGACGCTGGCTTAAAGTATGGGCAAGAACTGTCGGAATGCCGATCGGCATTAACGATGACGACAAACCAGAATTCTTGCCCATCTCTCAAACAGACGTAAAGAAAGCGCTAGCATTCCGAACATTCTGGATTGCGTTACACGTTGTTACTTGTTTTGCTATTATAGCAGGTAATGGCCGAACACTAGGGCTTTGGTAATGAATAAAACAGGACAGAAGCACTATGAAACCTAACACAAAGTTTAATCTTACAGTTAGAGATATAGAAATAATTGAATCGGCACTAATGGCAAGCAGGGCGCCGAGGGATGGCTATTGCTCAAGGAGCAACTAGTGTCACGCTCAAAAAAGAAATGCACGAAATACAAGAACTACTAGGTCGATTACATAATCAAAAGAGATGGTATACACCTAAAGACTTTACTCCGGGAGGATAGTATATGCGTATTTTTAGTAAGCATAAACCAAAGTCTAATAAAGAAAGGCGTCCACGCACTTTGTTAGAAAAAATGGACGAAACAAAGTTCAATCCGTATGAACGAAAGAACGGCGAAGCTATGACCGAAATTGAAAAAATGGATCAAGGCTTCAACGGAAAAACTTACACAATAAACGGAATCGAAGGCGATTTTAGTTGACTTTATGTGTTGCTCTTGCTATAATAGCTAAAGTTAAAAGCAACACATAAAGGACTAAAATGACTAACATCGTAGATCTAAACAAATACAAAGACTTTGTAGACGAAGTAACCAGCAACGAATCTAAATCCACTGTTGACATGTACAATCGCATGATCGATATGGAAACAGGTAAAGACGGTGCTGAAGTAAACAGCGCACGGCTTGTCACTGGTGCTATTGGCTTGGCAAGTGAAGCAGGCGAGTTTGCTGAAGTTGTAAAGAAAATGGTCTTTCAAGGCAAACCTTGTGATGAAGAAACTGTTTTTCATATGAAGCGTGAGCTTGGTGATATTATGTGGTACTGGGTAAATGCTGTAAACGCAATCGGCGAAGATCCTAATGAAGTAATTGCTGAAAATGTACGTAAACTAGAAGCACGTTACCCTGGTGGTAAGTTTGATGCTTTCTACAGTGAAAACCGAGAAGAAGGAGATCTTTAATGTCATTTACGTCTCGCACAGAATACACCGAGTGGGCTTTAGATCTGCTCAATAAGTATGGAGTTAAAGAACCCGGCACTTATACTGCTGACGAACTCAAGCACTATAATCCAAACATTCCTGAATCGTTCATCGACGACTACACAGGGAACGCAAACAACTACGACACTTATAAAGTTGATATCAAAAAGGTGTGAGTAATGTATAACGAACATTGGGAATACGAAAACGATGAAATGATTCTGTTTTGGGACGGAATCTTTTCTAATTGGTACCCAGCTGGTTTTGTAATTGAAGGCGTTGAGTATAACTGTGTTGAGCAGTACATGATGGCTGAAAAAGCTCGCTTCTTCAACGACACTGAAATCGAGCAGAAGATCATGAAAGCAAAGTACCCGGATGAGCAAAAGAGGCTCGGACGCAAAGTACGCAATTTTGATGCTGCCGCTTGGATGTCAGTGTGTAGAGAAAAAGTACTGCCGGGTATCGTTGCTAAGTTTAAATCCCATCCTGCTCTCAAAAGGCTGCTACTTGACACAGGTGATAAAATTATTGCCGAGGCGTCGCCCGAAGATAGAATCTGGGGCATTGGGCTACACCCAGAAGATGCTAAAGCACAAGATCAAGCTAACTGGGATGGTCTTAATATTCTCGGTGAGTTAACAATGGAAGCTCGCAAGCAACTAAAGGAAAATGCGTAAATGGAAGATCTTAGTAAAGAAATCGAATTACTAACTTTAAAAGTAGAAAAACTTCAATTGACATTAGATGCACTAGATACTAAACTAACTAAGCATATAGGATTTATTGATAGCACTTACGAAGGCTTAAAAAATCCAATTAACGCAGCAAAGAGGCTTTTAGGAAAAAAATGAAAGAACTTTGGGTAGAAAAATACCGTCCGAAAACAGTAGACGGTTATGTGTTTCGTGACGAAGCACAGCGCAATCAAGTAAACACTTGGATAAAAGAAAAGACTATTCCGCATTTGCTGTTTAGCGGCAACGCAGGCATTGGCAAGACTACACTTGCTAAACTGCTGTTTAACGAACTTGATCTTAATCCGCTTGACATTCTTGAGATCAACGCAAGTCGTACAAACTCTGTAGACGACGTTCGTGACAAGATTGTAAACTTTGTACAAATGATTCCGTTTGGCGATTTCAAAGTTGTACTGCTTGATGAGGCAGACTATTTGTCTCCTAACGCACAAGCAGCGCTTCGTGGTGTAATGGAAGAATATCATAGCACCGCACGTTTTATTCTAACGTGTAACTATCCAAACAAAATCATTCCTGCTATTCATTCACGTTGTCAGGGCTTTCACATTGCTAAGATCGATCAAACAGAGTTTACTGCTCGTGTTGCTGAGATTTTGATCACCGAAGGCACTGTGCCTGATCTCGATGTACTTGATACTTACGTAAAGGCTACATATCCTGATCTGCGTAAGTGTATCAACATGGTACAGCAAAATATTGTCGACGGCACGCTTGTTACTCCGCAGCAAGGAGACAGCGGCGAAACTGATTGGAAACTTGACATGGTTGAGTTGTTCAAAGCAGGCAAGATCCAAGAAGCTCGTAAGATGCTGTGTGGCTCAGTGCGAGCAGAAGAAATGGAAGAAATTTATCGTTGGCTATACGATAATATTGAGCTGTTCGGAAATGAACAGCAACAAGACCAAGCAGTGCTAATTATTAAGCAGGGCTTGGTTGATCACACCCTTGTAGTAGATCCAGAAATTAATCTAGCTGCTACGCTTATCAGATTAGCACGTTTAGGAGAATAATATGCGAGGACAATTAGATGTTTATGTAGGCCCTATGTATGCTGGCAAGACCAGTAAGCTGTTACAGCTCGTTCTTTGGCTCGGTCATCAGCGCAAAAAAGTTCTAGTGATTAAGCCAAGTAAAGATGATCGTTACAGCGAATCTGAAATTGTTACACATAATCAGCTAAGTCATCCTTGCGTAAGCGTCGGCTCTATTGTAGAGTTTGATCAAGATCATAATGTAAAGCCCAAGCACTTTGATACTATTTGTCTCGATGAGGCACAGTTTTTTGAAACAAAAGAAACTTTGAAAATTGTAGAGAAATGGCTTAGTGCTGGGGTTAACGTAGTTGCTGTCGGCCTCGACCAAGACAGCAGGGGAGTGCCATTTGAAACTGTAGCGTTGCTTATGGCTCTCTCAGACCGTGTAGAAAAGATTGCAGCAGTGTGTACCAAATGCGGTACATCTGCTACAAAAACGTACAGACTCAAAGCTAGCGGTGACCGTGTACAGGTAGGCAGCAAAGGTATGTACGAACCTCGATGTGTAGAGCATTGGGAACCAAAATAACTCTACAAACACACAAACAAAACTTCGAGAAAATTTAGTTAATATCAAATGATTTATATCTTAGCAGCTCTTGAGGATGAGCTTTCAACCAATCCAAATCCTAAAAAGTACACTATCGTCTATACAGGCGTTGGTAAGGTAAATGCTACTCATGTAGCTACTATGATATCCCTTCGCGATGACTGCGAAAAAATCATTAACTATGGCACTGCCGGCGCATTCAGTAAGTTACACGTCGGCAGTTTACTCGAAATTGGTGTTGTTCGACAAAGAGATATTGACGCTCGTCCGTTGGTGCCTCTAGGAACAACACCGTTCGATCAATTTCACGCTAATGATATTAGAATATCAGATGTACACGAATACAGTGTAAGCACAGGTGATAACTTTGTAACAGCACAGCCTGAATTAACAAGCGACTGTGTAGATATGGAAGCATACGGTATTGCTAAAACATGTCGGTTGACAGGAACCCCATTTGAATGTTATAAGTATATTACGGACCTAGCTGACGAAAATGCTGCCGAGGCATGGCATGAGAATGTTAGCAAAGGTGAAGATAAGTTTTGGAAAAGAATGAAGTATGACATACGTAGTAAATGATCAATGTATTCGCTGTAAGCATATGGACTGCGTTGACGTCTGTCCAGTAGACTGCTTTTACGAAGGCGAAAATATGCTTGTAATTAATCCTGACGAATGTATTGATTGCGGCGTATGCGAGCCCGAATGTCCTGCTGATGCTATTTTACCTGACTCGGCAGATGGCGCAAAGGAATGGGTAGAATTTAATCAAAAGTGGAGCGAACATTGGCCTAACATTACTGCGATGCGCTCTGAAGATGTACCGGCTGATGCTGCTGAGTGGCACGGTATACAAGGCAAGTTGGAACACTTCTCAGACAAGCCAGGAAAGGGCGACTAATGATTAGAGCTATTTTAGCGTGCGACGATGCGTGGGGTATCGGCAAAGACGGTGACTTACCGTGGCCTCATAATTCAGCAGATTTAAAATGGTTTAAAAACTGTACTACTGGGATGCCAGTTATCATGGGACGACGCACTTGGGATAGTCTGCCTATAAAACCTTTGCCCAATCGTGACAACTATGTACTGTCACGTAGCTTTCCGTTCGACGCACCGGGAGCAATAAACTTAGAGCCTAATCCAGTAAAGCAAATAATAGAGCTAGGCAACAAACAAGATATCTGGATCATAGGTGGCGCACAGATACTTAATAGCTGTGTAAGCATTATTGATGAATTTTGGCTTAGTAGAATAAAAGGCACATATCAGTGTGATGTATTCCTTCCTCGTACTATAATTGAAGAGCAGTACTCTATGTACTATGCTCAGCCAACAGATGGCATTTACGTAGAAAAATGGAGGAAACTACCGAGCAATGCCTAAAAATAAAGGAAGACAAAAGATGAAACGTGGATGCCATTCTCCAAACGGCTGCTACTGTACCGGAGCCTGTGAAGAAGAAGTTGTAGGTATTAACGCTTTCATCGTCAACCAAGAAGCTGAGGAAGAATTGGGATACATTCTTCCCGGCGAACTTAAACCACACGAACGTAAGGACGATGAATAATGATTAAGTCAGTACATCACAAGTATGGCACAATGATTGATCCGCCTTCTGGATGGAGGTATGGTTTCCCTAAGCATTTACCAGACGGTAAAGATTATAAAGAGATGCTTCGTGAAAGCGGTTATCCAGAAAAAGATATTGATCTTGCTATGAAACATTCACGAATGTGGCTTACCCATGTCGGGTTTAGTTTAGTAAAGAATGAAGATTAATGAAACAATATTTAGAAGCACTTAAACACATACTAGAAAACGGCGAATCTGTTGAAGATCGCACAGGCGTAGGCACAACCGCAGTGTTCGGTTATCAAATGCGTTTCGATCTACAAGAAGGCTTTCCTGCTGTAACAACTAAAAAGCTAGCGTGGCGTAGCGTAGTAAGTGAGCTACTTTGGTTCTTAGAAGGCAGCAGCAACGAACGCAGACTAGCTGAAATTCATTATGATCAACCTCGTGAAGAACTAGTAGGCAAAACAACTATTTGGACTGCTAACGCCGATGCCCAGGGTGTTGCGCTCGGATATCGTAATACAGATACAGAGAAACAGCTAGGACCAGTATACGGTGTACAATGGCGAAACTGGGATAAGATTGATCAAATCACAAAGCTAATAAGTGACCTTCAAACGAATCCTAATTCACGTAGGCATATTTTAAGTGCGTGGAATGTTTCCAAAATTGACAAAATGGCACTGCCTCCTTGCCATACACTAGCACAGTTTAGTGTAATTAACGGCAAGCTTAGTTGTCAGCTGTATCAACGTAGTGCTGACATGTTTTTAGGTGTGCCATTTAACATTGCTAGCTACAGTTTGCTTACTCATATGCTTGCGCAGATATGTAATCTAAAAGTAGGAGACTTTGTTTGGAGCGGTGGCGATTGTCATATCTATAATAATCATATTGCTCAAGTTACAGAGCAACTAGTCCGTGAACCTAGCTCGTTGCCAGAACTAACAATGCCAAAGTTCAATAGTTTAGAAACACTGCTAACAACAAAGCCAACTGACTATATGCTAGAAAATTACAACCCTATGCCTGGCATCAAAGCAGAGATGGCTGTATAGATGCCGTTTGTAGGTTGGGACACCCAACGAAAAACTAAATGGCGGCAAAAGTTTGCTTGGTGGCCTACTAGGTCAGCAACGGGGAAAGCGATTTGGCTTTCCCCTTACTACTTGAAAACTATAGAAATAGTAAGGGGAAATTCCGATACTATAGAATCTATAGGCACTGTATATACTTATAATGAATTCTTAAAGTATGTACTAGTGCGTGCTTAGTCGTAAATCCTTAGTACATCAGCAACCACAGGGTGACGTTCGATATCATAATGATCAAACATAACTGTTTCAATATAGTTACTGTGTTTACTATTTAATTTACCTAAGAAATCCATTAAGCCGTTGTCTTGAGCACGGTCTGTCTGTGCTAAGTCACCAGTTACAACCATCTTACTGTCATCGCCAATACGTGTTAGCAACATCTTCATTTGATTAGATGTAGCGTTCTGCATTTCGTCAGCAATAATGTAACTGTCTTTGAAAGTTCTACCACGCATGTAAGCTAGTGGTGAAATTTCAATAACTGATTCACTCATCATAGAATGAATTTCTTTGTTAGAAAAATGCTCTTTAAACACATCAAATATAGGACGTGTCCACGGTGCCATTTTTTCTTCTAGTGTGCCAGGCAGAAAACCTAAGTCCTCATCTACGTTTACTACTGGTCTTGTGATAACAATTTTATCTACTTCTTTTTCTTTAAATGATTTAATTGCTGCTTTTACAGCTAATAGCGTCTTGCCTGTTCCTGCTGGTCCTATTCCGAATACAATGTGTTTTTTAAAGTCTGTTAGTTGTATTATGTATTCATGTTGTTTTTGATTTCTCGGTTTCAACTGGATACTGTTATGATTTTGGTAGTTTGGTCCTGCTTTAGCTTTACGCTTCATACCCATTAAAGGTCTCCTTGTTAGCGGTGCAACAGAGCACCTATACTCTCCCGCAAAAATATTTATATCAGTCGATAAAGAGAAATATACAGCTATTGCTTGATAAATACTATTAGAGGATAAAAACTATGTATGATGTTGAACGACTTTTAAATAATATTGACAGAGTGTATAACAGTACAACAGCTCTTCAAATTCTCAAAGATTTTGAGCGAGTGCTTGACGAATACTTTGATATTTACGTTTACGATAACTGGGACAACGGCGAGCTTCTACAAGGGCCGATGGCTAGTAAGTATTGGGTAACTTGTTACTTTATGTGGCCCGATAAGAAAAGACCAGACGAGGCAGCTATCAAGCGCCTGCGCAGTAATAAAGTGTTAGTTAAAACAGGCACAAGTTACTTTGTGACTCCTAAGAAGATCAAGCACACAGATGATGTTCGCCCTGGTACTAAAAAAGGCAAGCTTCTTAGAGAGAAGATTTATATTGTAGGTATTAAGATGCCTAAGTCTTTGATGAAGAGTGTTTACGGTGGTCAAGACATTTTTAACAAAGACGAAGTTGAACAAATGGACGCAGGGCAGCAGCCGCCAGTTGAAGATATTGCTACTGACGATATGGCAGGCCTCGGCGGCGCTGATCCACTAGCAATGGGCGGAGTATAAAATGGGGTTAAGTCAAGGTGATCTTAAGGATCTTGTAAAAAAGACGTTTGACATTGATACGTACTCTAGTAAGATGGGCGAAGACAAAAACATTGTTACTATTTCGTTTGATGTTAGCTCCGAACCGCCTGCTAAAGATCTAGTAAAATTTCTAGAAGCAGGCTATCACTTTATTCTAGATAGCGCAGTATCAAGCGGCGAACAAGACGATGGCCACTTTAGAGTGTTTTCTGAAATAGCTAGAGACAAGTCGGCTATTAATCATATTTTAGAAATACTATCCGGCGTTGAAAAACTTACAGACAGTAACGACTACAAGTTTAGATACTACAAAAACTTTAAAAGTGTGCCGGCTACAGAAGAAAATCTAACCAAGCAAGTTATTACTGACCCTGATCGCTACGGTGTAGATTTAAAAGTAGCTGAAAATCACAACATAGATAATTTCTTTAAAAAGAGCTTTCTTGATAGTATTAAGATCGATGAAAATATTCTAACACTTAAAAAGGTATATTCCGATCCGATCCAATTTAATGTAATTGACTTTGCTACTCATAATGAAGTACATGCTAATCTTACAGAATCGTATAACTTTAACGACTTTGGTGAAATAATCTTTATGGTAAAATATCTAGGTGACTATGATATTACCAAATACGGTAACAAACTTATTATTGAAAATAACGGCTACTGTTTAGTAGCAGAAAGGTTGTAAAATGTTAAGAGCAAAGCTAATGCTAATTATAGTAGCAGCTCTAATACCATTAGCACTTGGAATATTTTGGTATGTAAATCACTTACAGACCCAGCTAGATATCTCAAGGGCAAACGAAGCAAAGCTTCAGCAAGCAGTAGCGACTAACGAAGAAACAATTAAAGTATTACAAAGAGATTTTAAACTTGCGACTGAGGAGCTACAAAAAGTAAACGACGAGTTCGCAGCAATACGCAAACAAAATCAAAACCTAATAGGCAAACTAGAACGACACGACTTAGGGTTACTAGGCGAAGCAAAGCCGGTGTTAGTAGAACGTATTATTAATCGTGCTACTGTAAAAGCCAACAGATGTATTGAAATTCTTAGCGGTGATGATCTTACAGAAGATGAACTAGCTGCCGAAAGTGGCAACTCATTTAACAGCGAGTGTCCGTGGTTATGGCAGCCGCCAGTATCAGAAGAAGAGGAGAAAGTAAATGATTAAAGTAATTTTAGCTTCTCTAGCATTACTGGCACTTACTAGTTGCGGAGGTAACTTAGTTACTCCAATACAAGTAACTAGTGCGCCAACTGAGCGTCTAAAACTAACACTGCCTGATATTGACACAGTAGATCAAAAAGAAGTGTCATGGGTGCTACTCACTGAAGAAAACTATGAACAATTATTTGCCGAACTTGAAAAGTCTGGTGAACCTGTTGTATTTTTCTCGTTATCAGACGAGGGTTATGCTAACATATCAATTAACTATCAAAACGCAAGACAGATAATACAGCAGCAGCAGGCTATAATAGCAGCATATGAAAATTATTACGTTAATGTAGAATAACTGTGTACGTTACTCCGTGTGTTGGCTTATGTAACATTATAGAGGGTGTTTGCGTAGGCTGCGAGCGATCTAGAGAGGAGATTGCTCGATGGAAAACGTATACTGATGACGAAAGATTAGTCATCATGAAAAGACTAGGTTACGGAAGGCGTAAAACTAGAAGATAAGGTATATTTTTCGGGGAGGGAAACAATGTACGAATATAGAGCATACGTAGTAAAAGTTATCGACGGAGATACAGTTGATGTCGATATTGATCTAGGTTTTGGAGTAATGCTTAAGGACGAACGTGTTCGTATAATGGGCATTGACACACCAGAGTCGAGAACAAGTGACAGAGTAGAAGACTTGTTCGGCGAAGCTGCTAAAGCAAGACTAAAACAAATACTCGGCGACGAGTGTATTCTAAAAACTCAAGTTAACAAACACGGCGAAGACATGAAAGGCAAGTTCGGACGAATCCTCGGCGACTTTATTGCGCAGGACGGACGAATGATTACTGAAATCATGACCCAAGAAGGACATTGTGTGCCGTACTTTGGCGGATCAAAAGAAGACACGCAAGCAGCACATGCCGTTAACAGAGAACGTTTGTTAAATGAAGGTATTGTTAGTCGAGAAGACTACGACGCTGCTATAAAGAAAATGGAAGCGAAAAAGTAAATGGGGAAATCACTCGAAAAGGATTCGATATATAATCAGTTCGACGAAGACGGTGACGGAATTGTAACAGACGAAGAGATGGCAAAAGCTGAGCGTATGATTCAAATCGAAAACGACGATAAGAAACAAGATGCTCAGCGTATGATGGCATGGTTTGCTTTGTTTGGCATGTTGCTGTATCCGTTTTCGATAATCGGCACAAGTTTATTCGGATTAGAAACCGCAGGTGGGTTACTTAAAGACATAGCGCCTACATACTTTGTTTCTGTTGCTGCTATTGTTGCTGCTTTTTACGCCAAAGAAGGTGTAGAAAATTTTAACAAGAAGAAGGATAGCAAATAAGTATTAGTATGGACGACTACTATACAATACTTAATATAGACAAAACAGCCAGTCAGGATGAAATTAAATCAGCTTACAGAAAGCTGGCGTTAACTAGTCATCCTGACCGCGGCGGCGATCCTAAAAAGTTTTCAAAAATAACAGAAGCATATAACACACTAAAAGATCAAGACAAGCGTAGTCAATACGACTTTACGTTTAAACAAAGTGATAGTTTTGATAGCTGGCTTAACCAAACCTTTTACTATAAGCGTATGCAGCATAACCAAAACATACTTGTTGAGCAAGTTATAAACTTTAGCGATCAATTTACTGATAAACATGTCGACATTAGCTACGAGTTGCCCAGTGGAAAAACCAAAGACATTACTATTAAAATTCCTAAAGGTATTCGTGACAATCAAAAGCTAACATTTGCCAACTTAGGCGACGATTCAAATCCGCATATGCCGCCTGGTAAATTGATAATAGCAATAAGAGTTCAGGGAGACTCAGACTGGAAGCGTGACTCCGGTGATAGTATATCATCTACAATCATTGTTAACATATTAGATTTAATGCTTGGCGCTTCGGTGCCCGTAACAATACCAACAGGGCGTGAGTTTTCTGTAACCATACGAAAAGGCACAAAGCCCGGCACTGTACTAAATATTTCAGGCTACGGTATTCCTAATATTTCTACAGGAATCGCAGGCAATGTACTATTAAAAATCGAAGCTGTCATGCCCGATGTTCACGACGAAGAAATTATAGAAAAACTTTCACACGTTCGTGACTTGATTTACACAAAGAACACTTGACTTTTAGCGCAAAAGTGTTATTATAAGAACATTAACAAAAAAGGTAGCATATGCTAAACACAACTGAAGAAGTACAATTGGCTTTTGAAAAAGCTAATAGAGACGCAAGCAAACTCAAGCACGAGTATCTAACTCTTGAGCACTTGACCTTTGCTATCATGTGTGTCGAAGAGTTCGGAGTGACTCTAACTGAACTAGGCATTGACTACGAAAGCCTTAAGAATCGGCTAGAGAATCATCTACTCAACGAATGCGATGATATTGTAATAGAAGGGAAGATTAAAGCAAAGAAGACACGGGCAGTTGAACGTGTAATGCAACGCTCGTTCGCACAAGCACTGTTTTCTAATCGAGATAAAGTTAGCTTAGCTGATATTATTCTAAGTCTTCTTCACGAAAAGAACTGCCTTGCTACTTACTATTGTATTCAAGCCGGTGTTACCAAAGACAAGATGGCTGAGTTCTTATACAGTGAGTTTATGTTTGAAGAAGGACTGGCTGCCGCCGGCGGAAAGCACGCAAACCCGCTTGAACGTTATACTGACAACTTAACCGAAATGGCTGCTAACGGAGAAATTGATCCAGTTATCGGTCGTGCTGAAGAAATTGAAAGTATTGCTCTATCGCTTAGCCGGCGTTCTAAAAACAACGTAATGCTTGTTGGCGACCCTGGCGTAGGTAAAACTGCTATTGCCGAAGGACTCGCATATCGAATTGTTAATAAAGAAGTTCCTAAGTTCCTCGAAGAGTACGAAGTGTTTAGTCTTAAGATTACTACTCTTCTCGCCGGTACTCGCTACCGTGGCGAATTTGAAGAACGTATGGACGCACTGCTTGAAGATCTCATCCAGCACGAAAAAGCTATTCTGTATATTGACGAAGCACATATGATGAACGGTGCCGGAGCGGGACAAAGTGAAAATCCAAACGATCTTGCTAACATTCTTAAGCCAGCTCTGTCTAAAGGTACTATCAAAGTTATCGGTAGCACTACGTGGGATGAGTTCCGCAAGCACTTTGAAAAAGACACTGCGCTTATGCGACGCTTCCAACGTGTAAGTGTTGAAGAACCAAGTGAAAAAGATACAGTAGCTATCCTTGCTGGTATTAAGAAGTACTACGAAAAGTATCACAAAATTAAGATTCACAAGAACGCACTTACTCGTTCTGTTGAACTTAGTGTAAAGTATCAGCATGATAAAAAGCTTCCTGATAAAGCAATTGATCTTATTGATCAAGCGTGCGCACGTTTTAATCTACTCGACGGCTTTGAAGGCAAGCGAGTAGTTAAGGCTTCTGAGATCGAAGTTGAAATGGCTAAAGTTCTCAAGATGCCTGTTGAAAACATTCGCGAGCGTGAAACTACAAGCCTTGCTAATCTTGAGTCAAACATCAAGAGCTATGTATACGGACAAGATGTTGCTATTGAACAAGTAGTAGACAAGATCCTTGTAGCACAAGCAGGCCTTAAGGATCGTAACAAGCCAATTGGTAGCTTTGTGTTTATGGGCCCAACTGGCACAGGTAAAACTGAAACTGCTAAGCAAATCGCAGACAACTTAGGCGTAGAACTTGTACGTTTTGATATGAGTGAATATCAAGAGTCACACAGTGTATCTAAGCTGCTGGGTTCTCCTCCGGGTTACGTAGGTTATGGCGATAGTTCAGGCAAGCTGATTAATAAGCTACAAGAACATCCTAACTGTGTACTGTTGCTCGACGAGATTGAGAAAGCGCATCCAGACATCAGTCAGATCCTGCTACAGGTAATGGACTATGGTAAGATCTCCGGCAGTAACGGTAAAGAGATTGACGTGTCTAACTGTGTATTGATTCTTACTACAAACCTTGGCGCTGCTGACAGTGAAAAGAACACAATCGGCTTTGGTGATGCTGCGCAGAAAGTGTACAAAGACGCTGCGTTTAAGAAATTCTTCTCGCCAGAGTTTAGAAACCGTCTTGACAAAGTTGTTACGTTTAACTACCTTGAAGAATCTGTAATTGGTAAGATTGTTGACAAGTTTATCAGCGACCTGCGTGTTACACTTAAAGGCAAGGGCGTAACTGTAAAACTTGATAAGACCGCTAAAGCGTATCTTATGAAACACGGTTATCATCGTGAAATGGGCGCTCGTCCGCTAGGCCGAGTCATTGACGAGAAGATTAAGACTCCGCTCAGTAAAGCAATCCTGTTCGGCGAGCTTAAAGACGGTGGCACTGTAACTATTAGCGCAGCTAAGAACATCACTCTGTCTTACGAAAGCAACCAAAATGTTACATGAAGTAATAGCAAGCGGACTGTTCTATAACAAATACAAATACAAACTTGAGCTAATAACTTGTATAGGGCATTTGTTTCGTTCGGCAGATCGTGTTCAAGCTCGTGAAACAATCGACTTTGCTAAGCAATACATGAATAGCAGCGCTAACTGGGACGAAGCTCTCGAACAAGCAGGGCCCGGAGCGCTGCGGTACCCGACTAAATGGACCCTACGTCGATTTCAACCAACTTCTACAGATATCCAAGATTGCGAAAAGCTGTATAACTTCTTAACCGTAACTGCTCCGGATACAAAAACAAGAGTAGAACTAAACAATCTTAGTCTCTACTCTAATGAGGAAGGCAAGGTTCGTGATATTGCTAAGGAGTTGTCATGTGTACATAAGTTACATGTTCAAAAGAATGATAACATAGAACCTAATACTATCTATCATAGTTTTGCCGATCAGTACAAATATAAAATCACTGTAGGGAAAATACACGACACTGCCCTTGCTGCTTATCTCGAAACAAATAATAACACTTATGTACGTGCCGGAACAAGCACTATAGAAGCAATAAGAAAGAACAAAGCTCAGTATTACGGCACATACTACTTTTATGTACGTGACGATAAAGTTTTAAACGTAGTTTCTATGTTTGGCTTTGAAATAAAAAGACTCGACAAGTTGCTTCCTAAGTAAAACAGATAAATAACACTATGCCAGGAAACAGTGTTACAATTTTATCATCACAAGTCCACCCAGGGGACAGTTCAGTTCAAGCTGCGACAAGCGACAAAGTAAAAGGAGACGGATACTTTGGTCGCTCGGACGGTTTACATACTGTACAAATCAACCTTACTAATTTCTCAGGAGAGATTGCTATACAAGGCAGTCTTGCTATAGAACCCACTGACGAAGATTGGTTTACTGTTGAGCTTTCGTCAGTTGACCCAACTACTTTGCTAATTGCTACAGTAGACACTACCGGAGCTATTACTGCTTCTAATGATAATAAAATAACACTGTCGAGTGTTAGCTACGACGGTGAGAATTCTAATGTAAACTACAACTTTACTGGTAACTTTGTATGGCTTAGAGCTGTAGTAAGCGGGTGGAAGACAGGTAGTATCAGTAGCATATTAATGAATTATTGAGGGTAAGAGGGAATGACGCAAGAACACATTAACATAGGTTCAGCAGAAAGAGCAGGCGACGGCGAAAGCTTACGCAGTGCGTTTGCTAAAATCGAAAGTAACTTTATCGAACTCTACGCTCGTCAAAGCACTGCCGACGGCAACACTTTATCTCTTGATCTAATAGGCAATGTATTAGGCGACGACAGTACTGTAATGGTAGATTCGTCTAATAATACTATTATTGCTACAGGTGGCATTACAGGCAATGTAACCGGACAAGTAAGTGATCTATCTAATCACTCGTTATCAGCGCTGAGTAATGTAAGTGATACAGTACCAAACACTGGACAAGTGCTAAAATGGAATGGCTCAGAATGGGAAGCAGGCTTTGACGCAGGAACCGGTGGCAGTGGTGGCGCTATTACTGTTGCCGGTGACGATAGCACACAGCGTACAATTAACAGTGGCGAAACACTTAGTATCTTAGGTGACGCAAATATA